CACACACACACACACACACACACACACAAATAACACAAATAATGGAATCATTGACTAATGCTGCCGCGGATAGTATAAATTATACAGATGTTATTACAAAATTCAAAGAAATGAAAACTATGTACTATTCGGAAAGTGGATGTATGATTTCTACACTAAGTGACAATTTTTCAAAACAATTTCTTCAAAAACATCAAAATCTTAAATGGCGCGAAAAATATAATAAATACGCGGAAGCAGTAGTATTAACTGCTAAGATACGTATAAATATATTTGGAAAGCCATTTAAAGTATACCTGCATCGTCCTATAAATCAAATTCATCGTTGGGAGTATGAATATTTTTTTGGATTTGGTGGACATAATGCAGGATTCTCTCGTGATCGGATTATCATGACATTTGTAGACACATTTGACAAGGAAGTTGATTTTGAATATTTACTAATGGCAGGGACACTAGCGGATGCGGATGCTGGTGTATGTGCTAGCGCAATCAACGAAAAATATGTAAAAAATGTTTTAAAATTATTAGTAGTTGGCGGGTATGTAAAACAATGGAATGCGGTCAATCATTTTAAAAAATGGTTCAAAGAAAATGGATTTGATTATGAAACGGATGCAAGTAATTCTGAAACTATGACATCGTCTATTTTTGATGACTATGATAGTACTTTCACTATTATTGAATAAAATAATAGTTAAATCTACTTAAAAATAGTAGGGAATATATTTTTTAATATAAAATTATAAACTAACATAGAATATATAACCCCCAAAATGATATCAGTAAAAACATGTTGAGTAGTTGTCATACAACTTATTGATATTAAAATAGGAATTAATATGGCTGGAATATAACCTATTACATTTTTTAATAAATAAAACGAATACATTGCAAAAGCAACATGAGCTGACGGACAAGCATTATTTCCTTTGTCATCTATAACTTGAGTTTTTTTTAAAAAATATTTATCTGTTTTCATTCGCGATGATACATCATTTGGGAATAAATACCATATAATAGATAATCCTGTCATCATAATTATTCCACCAATGACTATAATTGCAAAATGTTTGTAATCGCGAATACTTATTACGATTAAACCAAAAATGAAATAGTATATAAAGTTATAAATATAAACCCAGTTATCATTTTCTCCAAAAATACTATAAAAAATTTTATCTATTTCTGTTTTTGGTATAATCTTCTCTTTTCTTAATTTATTTTTTTTAGTCCAAAATATTGTTGATATACACCAATTACAAGATAAACTAATAGTATAATTAAAATATAATAGTCTTGTAGTTTTAAATTAGATTTTACCGGATAAGGAACATATGAACGTATATTAAAAAATACATATGGAATAATAACAACTATAGCAACTAACATTATAACTAAATCTATCGAAAATGTTCCATGGTGTATTTTTATATCATTTGGGTTTGTAAAAGGTTCGAGAATATTTCCTAACATTAACAAAATGGACTATAAACAATAGAAAAATAACTATATACTTTAATATAATATTTTTTTTAAAAAGTAGTTAACCTTAGTTAATAATAAACGACGGGTCGCCAGTAATTTGACGAAGAATGTGATTTGTATATGCTCGCGTCAATGCGTCCGCTTCGTAATAGTTCCAATATATATCTGGGATTCTTAGTTCCATACGGCTTTGATTACCTGCGCATATGACATTTGTAAAGTTTGTCATCGTACATAGTAATGTATAATGATTTTTAAAAAACGTACCCTTGAATTTTTGATGTGCATATTCGGGGCGTTTTTCTTGAATCAGGTATGTCTTTCCAGGCACAAGGTCGACAGGATTTACGAGTTGAAGAGGGCGCATAGTGTGGTGTTCTGTGGTGTGGTCTCAGCTATATCACTATTAAACTATATAAAACGTTTCAATTTTATATTGTTTTTTGTTTTGCTTGAAGAAAATATATTTAAATCATCTTTAATTTTTCACCTATTTCTCTATAATGGTGTCCATTATATGGGACATTTTTGGTAAGTGCTTTTGTCAATGTTTTGTCGCTTATTGCTAAGGATTTAATGCAATCGTATTTACATTCAAACTCTTTTACCAAGTTATTATTTGTATCATATTGTCCGACACCATTTTTGTATAGTATTGGTGTTCCATTTATTTCTTCAAATTTGCTGGTTACCTCTTCATCGCAATTATTATATAACGTGTAGTAAAAACCATTTGCTAAACTATTATTTTTTACTGGATTATCTAATGCAGATGAAGACGCATAACCATTAAAATGTGCTGCAGTTTTTCTGTCTATATACACATTTACTATTTTGGTTTTATCTTTATCTAGTTGAGCTATATAACCTATATTTACAACCTTTATTTTTTTTGTAGGTTGAATTTCATGTATAATACTTGGATCCAAATTTCGTTCAACAAGTAACCATCGAAACCCGCAATATATAGTGCATTCTGTTATTGCTTTCATTACACTTGGTCTCTTTATATTTTTACTTTCATTCATTGCTTCTGTAACGGATTCATAAACTTTAACTAATTGTAATGTTTCGGGATTTATTTTTTGGAGTCTTGGTCCAAGGTGAGGTAGTTGTTGGTTAAAGCCGGTAACTATTTTTTTATCTTGTTGCGTATTTAATTTATGTAATATTTCTTTGTTTGTTTGTTCTAAAGAATTAACTTTACTTAACAAAATTTTATTAGTATGTATTATTTCTTTTAATAATTCATTATCGTTACCCGTATTAGTATTTTGTTGTTGATTTTTAAATTTTAAATTTTCAATTTCAAGTAATAACTCGTTTACTTTGTAGTTATAATTATCTATATTATCGTTAACTATTTTTAATAATATTTTATATGTTAAATTACCTCCAACTAAAAATAACTCATTTTCGTTTGTATGATTTTGTAAATTTTTTACTATATTTGGTTTTATAATATTATGACTATGAAGAAAATGCTCAAAGTCTTTACTTTTATTTACACAGAAACAATCAAGTAATATACATTCTTCGTATTTACTTTTATGTTCATTATATCTACCCATAATTCCTATTCTACTTTCTCCTATTTTTACAACATATGAACCATTTTCGTATGTTTTAACTTTAATAATATAAACCATATTTCCGGCATTGTTAAATTGTTTGAGTAGAAATAGTTCATTGTCTAGTTCTTTTTGTTTAATTAATTTTTCTTCCATTTCTTTATTTTTGGTGGTTTCTATTTTTTTTAATTGTTGTGTAAGTTCTTGGCATTCTTCGTTCATTATTTCAAACATAATAGTTTCAAGTTTAATAAAATAATCATGAATTTCATCTGCTTTTTTTGTCTCAGCTTTTAAACAAAATTTTTTAAATGTATCTACGTTTAACATAATCATTTCTTTATTATGACCTCCATGAATCTTATCATCTTGCTTTGCCAACTGGCAAAGCAAGATTTTATAATCATTATCTATTGTAAAATTTTTTTCTAATACTCTTTTTGCATTTACTTTTTGTCCGAATCCCAACCATTTCCATATATTATCTAAATCAATAACAAAATCAGTTTTGTTATTATACTTCAAATAGCAATAAAAACTTGACAAAAATAGCTGTTGTTCATAACTTGTAAAATTATTTTTAACTTTTTCAATCAATTTTGACTGGTAATTACCATTAAATTTTGTAATGGGGTTGGATTCAATCAGATTTACGATGTCGACGCTCATTGTGTGCTATATATCCTATTATATAGATGTCTTTAAGTTGTTTGTTGCTTTAATAATTAACAAGCAAGTGCTAATTATTAAAATACTAGTAAAAATACAAGACCATATATGGTAACAAAATGGTGTTTAGTTGCTATAGGCAAGCCCTCCCATACCAGACATGATACGGAGAACGTTGTAATTGGTGGCATAGACACGAACCTTGGCGGTCTTGGTGCCCTCTACTGTAGCATTGGACAACACGAGCTGAAGGGTAGCATTGTCAATGCGGGAGAAGTTGCATGATCCACTTGGTTGATGCTCCTCAGGTCTCAACGCAAACGAATAAACGTTGACACCAGTGTCAGGAGTCTTAGTGTGGTGCTGGTAAGGCTGGACAAGGTCGAAGTAAGTGCCTTCACGCTCAGAGAAACGATCCTGGCCGTTAAGCTGGAGCTTAGCGGTGACAACAGGGTTCTGACCCCAGCAGTGAAGGTCAAGAGAAGTCTCGGTGAGGACGAAAGTACCGGCATCAGAAACACCAGAGTTCTCAAAGGGATTGGGCTGACCATAACCAGGAGCAAAGTTCGGCTGAGAGTAGTCATTGGTGCCAGTTGAATTTTGGCCCTGAGTCCACCAATAAACATTGGAAACATCAATGGCACCAGCCTCAGCAAACAGACCAGAAGCGTTGATGAATGAAGTGCTGGTCTCGGCAATAGCCTCGTGTCCACCGAAAGCGTGGATGGCATTGGGAAGAGCATCGACGGCGTCGGTGTAGTTGAAGGGCTGAGCACCGAGAAGCCTGTAAAGAAGCTGACCGCACTCAAGAGAAGAGCAGTAGTCGACGTTCTGATCGGGCTGGACTATCCAGATGAGCTCCTTAACGGGGTGGTTAAAGTTGAGCTTGATCTTGTTGGAAGAAGAGCCGACAGACTCATCGCCGGTGAACTGGAGCTGCTCAATAAGGTACTCGTGGGGGTTCTGAGCCATACGTCTGCGCTCATCGGTGTCCAAGAAGACGTAGTCGACATAGAGAGAGGCAGCGACGAGAGACTGGTTGTAAGCAGTGTTGACACGGCCACCACGAGCAGAAGAAGAAGAGATGGAATTGGCACCACCGCAGCTGAGAGAGCCGACAGCCCACAAGCACTCATCAATGGGGCGGATATCAAGGTTGATCTTGACCTCGTGATACTGAAGAGCAATCAGAGGAAGAGCAAGACCGGGGTTACGGCAATACCAGAACTGGAAGGGGACATAGAGAGTGGTCTCAGGGAGGGCATTGCGGGGAGCGCAAACCTGACGAGGAGCGTTAGCCTGGCAAGGACCATCAATAGGGTTAAAAGAGGGATCAGTGATAAAAGTGAGCTCGGTGGTGTTTCCAACCATAGCATAGTAACCCCTCTTCTGGTCAACAGGGAGAGTAAGGTTGTTCCAGATGTGCATCCAGTCACCATACTGGCGGTCAATACGCTGACCACCGATCTCAATCTCAACCTGGGAAATCAGCTGCTCACCAGGGAAATCAAGCCAACGAGCATAAACACCATCCTGGTTGGTTCCCCTCATGGACTGGTTAACCTCGGGGAGAGTAACCTGAAGATAAGTGCGGTAAGCCAAATCACCATTACGAGAAATGGTACAAGTCACACGACGACCAAAATCGGCCTGTCCGTTAAAAGTTTGCTCGATAGACTCCATAGCAAAGTTGGTGTGACGTTTGTAAGACACCTTCCAGAAAGTAATCTGGGGGTTGCCGGTAAGATAGACATCTTGGGCGCCATAAGCGACGAGTTGCATAAGACCTCCTGCCATTTTATGATTATTATAATATTGCTAAAGAAAAAAAATTTATAAAAAAACTTAATTGTTTTTATAAATAGATTATAATTATTAATTTTGACAACTCTACATATTCCGATTATTTCATCAATTTCATCGATTTATACTTACTTGACTAGGTGTCCACGTGCCCATCTGTAGTAATATTTATTTTCAAAAAATTTATTAGATAGTCGTCTGAATACACTTCATTTCGATTTTTATGTTTTTTCCTAAATACAAAGTTATCATTCTTTTTTCGAATCGTCCAACCATTTTCTAAAGTATTCATTACAAAATGCATGACATATATTTTATTCTTTATTTCACTATTCATATCTATTTCTTGATTCTCTATCATATGTTTTAATGCCTTAATTCCATCTTCTAAAGGAATGATGTCTTTTTTTGTTTTTTGTGGATTTTGATTTTTATTTATTTCTCTCGTTTCTCTCGTTTCTCTCGTTTCTCTCGTTTTTCCACTATCTAAAGGTTCAGGCTGATGATGGCGAGATGCCGGTCCTAATGCATATAACTTGTCAATGATACGTCGATTTAAATAGTCCTCTGTTATAATTTCTTTGCTAGATGTTTCTAAATTTTTTAAAAAGAATACGTTTCCTCTTTTTTTAATAGCCCAATAATTTTCTAAATACTTCATAATAAAATTCATTTTATAGTATACTTCTCGTTTTACTTGCATATTTTTTAAAATATCCAAGTTTATTTTTGTAACTACATCATATTTAGGTGTAGTAGTGTATTTATTCACGTTTGTATTTGTATTTGTGTTTGATGGTATTATCATACTAACCTTAACCTCCGGTATTATGAATTATTATTATTATGAATTATTTTTTATTTTGAAAGATAACACATAATAATATTATACACTCTAAATATTATATTCCCAAATATAATATTAAAAAATTTATGCATATAACATTATAATAGACTTGTAATATATAGAAATATATATTATATCACTTTCCTATATTCATTTTATTTAACTTTACTTTACTTGCTTTTCTGTAGTTTTTTTTTAACATAACACTAACATGCCTTCATTCAAACACAAGACGAACAAAAAACTATTTGTTGATAATAAAAAGAGTATGACACTTGATGGTGTTCATCGTGAGTTACAAGTGGAATTCAATATGATTGAAACGGAAAAACTGCCCGCGCTCTATAAGGAAAAAAATGATATATTGGTTAAGCTAAAAAACAACAAAAATACAGGTGTTCTTAATATTACGAAGCAAATTGAATTAAATGATCGCTTATATGATATAAAAAAAGAAATATCAGATAATAAGCGAAAAATAAGAGACTATTACTTAAATAATAGTAGTTATATTTTTGACTATTTTGAGAATAAGAAGGAAATAACAAATGGCACAAATAAAACCAAAAAACTGAATTCTTTTTTCAAACTTGATAAATCGGTTAACGAGAACGAGCTAAATCGCGTGAATGAAAACAATGTGCAAAAATTTTTTACAAATTTAGACCAACGTTTTTTCAACGTGAATGACTATGTTATTGCGACGGATATATGCGTATCGTGCAATCGTGGTGAAATGATTCCGGTCGAACATGAGGGAATTATGGTTTGCAATGTATGTGCGAAACAAGTGACGTATTTGATTGAAAATGAAAAGCCGTCGTATAAGGAGCCGCCGAAAGAGGCGTGTTTTTACGCGTATAAACGTATTAATCATTTTAAGGAAATCCTTGCACAATTTCAGGCAAAAGAAACGACGCAAATTCCGGAAGAAGTATTGGAGAATATTAAACTACAACTTAAGAAGGAGAGAATCCCGCTTTCGAAATTTACAAACGTCAAAGCGAAAGAAGTGCTTAAAAAACTGGATTATAATAAATACTATGAGCATATTCCGTTTATTAAAGATAAACTGGGAATTAAGCCGCCAATTATGACACCGGAATTAGAAGAAACATTGTGCAATCTTTTTATGGAGATTCAAGGACCTTATGCGAAATGTTGCCCACATGATAGGGTGAACTTTTTGAATTATTACTATACAGTATACAAACTATGCGAACTGCTGGAAAAGAATGAATTTTTATCCTATTTTCCTATGTTGAAAGATAAAGAAAAGAGGATAGAACAAGACTATATTTGGAAGAAAATATGCGAGGAGTTGAACTGGGTGTTTATCCCGACGCAGTGATAGATTAAGTTTAGATTGGTAACTACGACTACTAAGTGTTATCGATGGTGAAAGGATATTCAACACTAAAACCACTATCACTATTACTATCACTAGAACCACTATCACTATCACTATCACTATTAACCTCAGGTGGTATAGCAGAAAAAGTTTCTTCCAATGGTGTACCAGTATATTTATCCTCATAATAATTCTGAAGTTTTGTTTTAATGCAACCAATGATGGCATTAAATATTTCTGTATTTTTTTTTGATGTAAATCTATATATTCTAAGAGGTTTTTTAACATTTGTTTTTTGTTGAAGTATACCTAATTTATAATTATATTCTGTATCACTTTCAGGTATATGATCAATGGTGAAAGGTTCTAAAATATTATCTAAAAAAGTGATTACATGTGAATATTCACATTCTAGTACAAATACAAACGTAGGTGATTTTGATTTTGGTTGTCTAGGAGTAGGTTTTCTTGTAAAAATTATAGTTATTCTTACATCAGAATTTTCTTGCATAAATTTAATCTCAAAACACACCTCAAATTTTGAAGTATCTTCGGTGAATTCTTTTTTATTATAAGTGATCAAAGGGGTATCTCCATAATACATTATACGATCACCATAATCTATACTATTTAAACTATTACAATCAAACCCCCCTCTATGAAACCTTCTTCCACGCTTATGTGTGCGCACGCGCTTGTAAGAACGACCACGTTTTCCTCCTTTTTGGGTTTTTGCATACTTTTTCTTATAACCACTTTTAATTTTTTTATTCCTTAATCTTCTACGAGAAACGGAAGAACGGCTACGACGCCCTACTTTTCTTGTAACTTTCATTATATTACGTTTTATCGTGTTTTTATTACTCTATATAATATGGTAATAAAATATTAATAAAATATTAATATTTTTTAATCATCATAGTTGACAGCAAAGGAAGATTAACACTATTTTAAGGGGCGTTCCCATATAGTCTCATTCGTTGCTCTGTTATGGTAGTAAGATTTGCCATTTTCATCGGTATACATTGTTCAATCTTTATCTCCACTAGGAGCATCGAGTTCTTGTGCTTTTTTAATACTAAAAAATTGATCCATGGTTTGCAGTTTCGACGCCGGAGTAGTGCCGTAATTTTTTATCCTAACATATTGGTCAATCGCATCTACTATGGATTTATCGAGGGATGTAAGTTTATATGACGCACTATCATTCCCATTTATACTACTATTATGTATTTCACTCTGCATATTAAATGATTTTTTCATGCTATCTATAACAACATCTATATCTCCGTCAGGTCCAAATATAAATTCAAGTGAACGTTCATTTTCACTTCTAGGTCTTCTAAAAACAATAGTAATACCATCCTGGGTAGGATTTACTATTATATCAAAATCATCAAATCTATCACTTGGTCTTTTACCAGGTGTTAGTTTTGTATATCTAATATTTTTTATCTTTCCTGTTTTTTCTTCAAAACTAATAGGACCAGGCTTTGTGAATAAACCTATAACCTTACCCCCTCTATGAAACCTTCTTCCATGCTTATGTGTGCGAACGCGCTTATGCCCGCGACTTCGCTTTCCATATTTTCCACCCCGTTGGGTATGTTTTTTTCTATAACCACTTCTACTTTTCTTATTCCTTAATCTTCTACGAGAAACGGAAGAACGGCTACGCCGCCCTGCTTTTCTAGAAACTTTCATTTATCGTTTTTATAATGTTTTTATTACTTTATATAATATAGTAAT